AATCTCACGAATAACGTAAGGGAACTTTGCAAAAGGTGCAAGTGCTGGATTACTTGCAATTTGTAAGAACTGCATAAGCCGTTGGCTACGAACTTCGTTTGCCATAAGACTTTCAGTACCACGTGCTTTAACTTCTAGGTCACCTTTAATTTCAGGGTCGAAGTCAAACTGCATATTAAAACGGAAGAAGCCTTCGCCAAGTGGACGCAAAAGGTAATCATCTACGTTTTTAATAACATTCTTGATGCTGCCACTCGCAGCGTTCATCAACATACTAATACCGCTTGCTGTACGCCCTACACCACTTACACCTGTTTGACCATGTGCAAATGATGGTAAGCCTGTGCTTTCATCAGCAAGCTGTCGTGCCTTATCAAACATCATCATGTTCTCACTAGACACGTTAGGATACTTAGTGCCAAAAATTGCTTGACCCGGCGCACCACCTTGTCTACGGAACACCTTGCCCGGATATACAGTCAAGTCTTGTCCCGGCACTAGATTTGTTTCGTCTACTTCAATAAGCAAGTTACCAGATAGAACAGCATTATCTACAGCCATACGCATAAAACCATTCATTAATGTTTGCGTATCGTCCATGTTTTCTGCAATACCAATACCAAAGAATGAATATGGATTCAATTCATATGGTGCAGCAGCGTATGGAATCTTGGCTGGCTTAAAAGGATTAAGTACCATGCGAATAAGTTTATTGTTACAAACCCATACGTTTGCTTGTAGTTCATCAAAGTCTTGCAATTCTTTTGGGATTTCTACATTCTGGTCTTCCAGCATTTCTGTATCAACCATGCCCCAATATTCAAGAACTTCAAACCTATCTACGCCATGCTCTGGTGCATAGTCAGACAAATCATCTTCCCAATATTTTTTGTTGTAATTTTCGCCTAGTTGAATACATTCATCAATAACGTTAGCACGGAAATATGGACGTTTCTTTAGATTACGCAATTGTGTGCGTGACATTTTATGTCGTTCAATTACATACTGTGCTTCATCCATATTGTTTGCATCAGGGTCTGGATAAAAGTTCCAGACAGATACATGAGAAACTTGTGGAACGGTTTTAAAAATCGGGTCATACTCACCTTCATCATTCCAGTTTGGATATTCTTTATCCGTTGCAAACGGACCTTTCATAATACCTGTACCAAACAAAGCCATTTCAAATGCACTGCTACGAAGATTTTTGTTAGCACCAGACTCTTCAAGCTGGTCGTGAATCTTCTTTTGCATTTTCTTTGCAGCCACCATAGCTGGGCTAAACTCAATAGCTGTAGCTGTAGGTGCTGGACCTTCTTTTAGTTTATCTTGTACTGGATTAAGTTTATCCTCAAGTGGTCCTAGTTTTTCCTGTAGTGAACGTGCAGTAGCACCTGTAGGAAACTCCCTGCCATCCCCACGGAAACCATACGGACTTTGCATATCCTGTTCAGGTTGTTGTTGTTCTAACTGTTCAGCTTGTGGATTAGTGTCGAAGTGAACATCAGCAACTACACCTTCAGGCAATTCAGTTGGTTCAATAGAAAGAGGAAACTTATTATTTGCAAACAACACGTCTACAATCTGACCATATGCTGCAAGTGTTTTTGTTTTTGTTACCTTAATAAATACACGAGACTTTTCAACTTCAGTAAATTGTACATCGGGTCCATATAGTCCACGGTAGTTACGATAAGAACTTAGCCAACGCTCTTCATCCTGATACCGATAGTCTTCTGCTTTTGTGTATCGTTCCATAATGTATGGAATAATATTAGAAACAGGCGTATCTTCAGCCACAGAATCATCTACGTCTTCAAGTGCAATAGCCTCATCTTCAATTAAAATTTCGTCTTCTGCCATCTTTTAGTATCCAAAGGTTGCGTCAGCTACGTGTTGCTGACTAGGCCGACCCATTGGGTCATAGTCAAATAAACTAAACTTAGGTCGTGACATTATACCATATCTTAGCGCATCGTACAAGTGGTCTTCCGAAGTCGTGTCAATATCTTCTGGATTTTTCTTGTCAATAGGCAAGGCTGGTAACTGGGTGATAATGTTCGGGCAACTATTAAAGAAAACAAGTCTAGGCTCCTCTGTAAATTCATCTACTTGCAAGCGTCTGTGTATTTCGTTTTTACCTGCTACTCGACTGCCCCTACTTCTATCGGAAGGTCGCCAGCGACATCCACGTTGTATCATTTGTTCAGCGAGGCTAGGACCAGTATCACCACGCTTATGCCAAAGAGAACTATCAAGAACACCGTACTTAATGTTGCCATCCCCAGCTTCAATTTCATTAATCTGGTCTGCCAAATCCGTTGCCAACACTTTTGACACATATAATTCACGGTAGACAATAAGCTGTTCAGAAGGACTAACAGCAAACCAAATAACGCCACTGTAAGAACCGTAACCATAATCACAAGCCCTAAACTTAACCCAATTACTAGGAATGGAGAAAGGCTCAATAACGTGAATATCACGATTAAACTCTGTAAAGGCCGCACCTTCTTTGATGTCCCAATCGCCTTCTAACAGCTGCCTACGTTGCTGTTCAGGGAGTGATAGTAGCATTGCTTCATAGTCACCACCTTCAGAAAGATACGGGTTATCAGAAAGTCTTGCGGGTATAAATCGCCGTTTAAACAACGGCTTTCCTGCTTTGGCGTGACCAGCAGGATACCGCAATACTTCAGATGTCTCAGGGTCAGTTGCATCAAAAGGTTTGTTATAAGCCGATGGGTCAATAAACATCTTCTTAACCCAGTGATGCCCCCTGCCTCCGGGGTTGGTTGTTGCCCTCATAAATATTGGCAAATCAGGTGCAGTGGACCGTAGACGACTTCGCATGTAATTCCATGCATAGGGACTAGCCCATTGTGTCAGTTCGTCAAAGCCTATCCAGCTAAAAGCTAGACCCTGATAGCGCAGGACATCTTCATCTCTATCGAGGTATGACATCCACAACCTCGCCCCAGATGGCGCGGTCCACTGCATCTTTCTTTCCGACCATTTTATGCCGGGCCATATCTTCGGATACAACTCTTGTGACTTGAAGATAAGTTCACGAAGTTCTTCTGTTGTATGTCGAAGAAGCAACCCACTAAACTGTGGGTGACCCATGTAACGCAGAGGGTCAGCCAACATCGCATATGACTTACCACCACCTGCACTACCCCCATATAAAACTTCTCGTTCACTTGCCGCTAGAAACTCTGTCTGCGGTCCGGGGTTCGGTTTAAATAATACGTTTGCTGTTTCTTCAATAGCAGCAGTTTCGTATTCAACCTCTGCAATTTCAACTGTTGGCAGCGGCTCTTGTTGCGCCTGTTCTTTCTTCTTCAAGGGCTTTCGCTTTGGCGATTGCCGTTTCCGCATACTTTGCCCACTCGCGGAGGCTTTTAGCTTTGTTCTTACGCTGTCGCTCATTCGCTAACCGTTTCCTTAAACCTACATGTGATATATATCTATTAGTATTTGTACTTAACCAATTTGCTACTTCACGATAGGAATATTGATTTACATGATACCTTGCTTTTTCTAACAAGTCAAGTTCTGTTGGGATTGGGTCAAGAATGGTTGAGTCTTCTTCATTGACTTTGTAGCCGAATGGTACGGTACGTGCAATGCGTGGAATTTGTACCCACTCGTTCTGTTCTTTAATATCTGTTGGTTGTGGAAGTTTCCACTTGCCTATACTTCTAGTCATCATCACTTGCTGGTGCTTTAGGTGGCATAAGCATAACACCGCCACTTGCTTCTACCTGCACCTTCTCTGTTTTAATCAAACCAGTACGGTCAAGCAATTCTTTTGCAGCTGACATCTTATCACGAATGCCAAGTTCTGTGGGGTCATATAAACCACCAACCATAGCCATTGCCGCTTTAGGTGCATTACGAGCCATATACATCTGTGTGGCTTCAAGGATTTCTTCCTTCAAACCTTTTACAATTTCAGACGTGCTTGAGCCTTCAGAATAGCCAGCAAGTTTCTTTGCTGCTACAATATCACCACCTGCTTCATCAAAAAGCACGGCAAGCAGTTTCTGTTGTTTTTCTGTAAGTTCTCTTGCCATTACATCATCTCAAAATGTGGGGCATCAATAAATGGTCTGCGACCTTGTGAACGGCGTAGGTCAATGTATGCATTCATAGCTTCTTCTGCTGTACCTGCATATTCACGAATATCACCTTCACTCCATGCGGCTCCCCACTTAATTGCCACACCTTGGTTTCTTGCTGCTTCTGCCATAGCATCACAGATGTCATCATAAACATTTAGTTCCCATGAAATGTCAGAACCAAAATAAGCAACGAGGTCTACGGCTCTGCCTTCAAGGTGCTTTGATTTCATAGTTTGTGAGCGTCCTTCTGCAACCAAACGCTTCTGTTCTTCTAGTGTACGCAATCCATATGTTACACCGAAATCTACTTTTGTGAGGCTAATAGCATCTTTAACCACCTCAACTAAATTTTCATTTACGCCTTCAAGTTTTGATAGGCTTCTTGAACTCAATTGAAAAGACATGTAGTATTCCTTACTTTACGCTACGGGATTCAGATATTCTATGGTTTGACTGACCCGGATGTTTTCCTTCGTGGTTCATCCACACAGCGAATGCACCTGTCATTGCCCCAGTTACCACAGATACTAAACCAGCCTGTGCTGCACTGGGTTCTGGTAAGGACATGAACCACTCGACTACACGCCAACTCATTAACGTCATTACAAGCATCATAAATCTTGGTAGGAGTTTCCATTCTAGTATTTTTTCTGCTGCCATTCTCTGTTCCTTGGTCTTATTACTTCCACATCAGGACTTGGGCTACCTCTTACCAAAGAGTTTTGTAGCACTGCGTACACCAAAGCTGGCAGCAACAATAACACCAAGAGTGTACTGATAC